CCCGCCGGCGCCTGGTTCAACGTGTGACTTTTGACGGCGTCCGCGCAAGCCTTGCAGAGGTCGGCGTCAAGTACGTTCATATAGGCTTCCGTCTCCTGATCCACATCCCCTACCCTTATCCTCGCCAGCAAGTCGTCCTTGCCGATCACCCGGCCGCACCGGTCACAAATATATGCCTGCATCTGCTTTTCCCTCCATCTCTTTTATGGCTTCTTCAAAATCTATATCCATCGTTGCTGGGCTTCTCTTGCCCTTGCGGCATCTGACCCCAAGCCTCATGTCCTTTTTGTTTTCGTCCATTTCATGCCCCCTGTCCTATTCCATCAGGGATAGCCCGCAGCAGCCGCATCCTGCATGCAGATGGCCGTTATAGCCTGACCGGCCTGCATGTGCCGTCCCCCCGCAGGCCGGGCATATGAAATCCCTGTTTTCCCCTGGCTCCAATCCCTTCTTCATCATTGCCGCCGCCTGCACGAATTTAATAAACACGTCTATCTCCTCATCGTTAAGATCCTTAAGGCCATCATCTGGAAAGGCATCTTCATGGCCGCTGTTCTTGCCCATTGCCCCTCCTTCCCATCGCCCCCAATAGGCAGCCCCTGTGGAAGTGATGCACATCCCGCCTCTTGGTCTTGACATACTCATAGCTCCCCACAATGGCCTTCCCGCACTCATAGCAGAGCCTCTCCGGTTCAGGCTTGGGCTGTTTCTGTTTGCTCATGTTGACCTCCCGTCAAACTTGATGCCATGCCTCACTTCTAACCGTGAGTAATAGGCATTCATGATGGCTGCTGCAAATGGGTCCTTGCCATGCTTATTGATAACCGACTGCATCATATCCCGGACCTTCTGCCAGCCATCTTCTGTATTTGGCATGTCCAGGCACTGCTTGAAGACGTTCCAGCAATCCGTGTTGACCTTCTGCTCGTATCCATACCCATAGCCCATACGCCTCACCCGCTGCCCAATGGCTCGATCTTCACGTAAATCCCCGGAAGGTCCGCCCAGAACTTTTCCGTCACCTCGCTAGCCACCAAGACATCATCCTCCCAGTACCCCAAATGCGTCATGACATCCTTGAGCAGCTTGATCATGTTGTCAGTATCCGGCTTCGTTGTCTTATACTCCCCGTCATGATGCCCGCCCCTTGGGAAGCACCACTTAGTCGTTAGCCGCACTGCGTCAGCATATTTCCGCTCAGGCACATGCCTCCCCAAATAGGCTGCCAGCTTTGACCGTACTGCTTTGAGCTCCCGCGGCTCATAAAATACCGGCTTGCCCTTCACCACGCACACCTGCTTTTCCTGATGCGTCTTGGTTGGCGGCAGCATCGGCATAAAGAATTCAGTTGTCATTGCATTCCCACCTGCCATAATCCACTCCTCGCCACTTTCCTGTGTTGGGGTCATAAACGATCTCCCCATGGTCATTTGCGGATTTCCATCTCTCACTTCTTTTCTCCATTTCGCTTTACTCCTTTAATGTGTGGAATTTTTTATTTTTTGAAATTTTGCATTTGTCACGTCATGTATGTATAGGGGTGACCACGCCCCTACCGTGGTCACCTACCGGAACATACGTGACGTTCGCAGGAACGGAAAACGGAAAATTTATTATTTATAATAATGGTTCTTTCCGTCACGGAAACGACCATAAAAACCATGGTGTTTTCCTCCGTGGAAGCGACCATAGATTTATGGTACTTTCCATAAGGGAACGGACTATAAAATTATGGTGTTTTCCGTTTGTGAAAGCACCATGTTATTCATGGTTCTTTCCATCACTTCCATTCCTCTTAACGCAGCCGTCATTCTTGTCAATGTGGTAGCCTCCGTGTGATTTCAGCCTGTCCCTGACTGACCTTTCCGTGACGCCAAGCGACTCAGCCAGGGTCTTGACCGTTGGCGGGTCGCCAAAATTACAGGAATTGATGGCGTTCTCAAGCTCCAGCCTCTTGTCCTCCGCCTTGGATTTTGCGCTTTTTTTACGCTTATCGGTCGCTTTCTGCCATGGCGGGCGTTCACTATCCGGCTCTATGTCCTTAAGGCTCCCTGTCCCATCGACCTTATGGATCGGGTAATCAAACCAAAGATTGACCGGATCGAACTTTGGGAACTCCCTCAGCGTCCCCTCTATACGCCATGCCGTCTTGGCCCTGGCTCCCCTGGCGGCCTGCTCGACGATTGCATTCAGCTCCGCGAACTGGGCGGGGGTGAGCTTTATGCGGCAGTAATCCAGCATGGCCTTCTGGCTGCATTCATCATCCTGGGAGATGTCATCCCGCCAGCCCTTGGGGAAGGCATCGTCCAGGTAGCCGATGCATGCCTTGCATATGCCCTTGTTCTCCTCCTGCATCAGCAGGGCATCATTCAATTCCAACTCTATCAGGTCAAGCAGCGCATCAGGGTCACGGGCAAATACACCGGACCCGGAAGCCCTGTCCATGCTGCGCTTGCCGCCCTGGCTGCCTTTGCTGTGGTGATGGCAGTAAATCACCGCCGAGCCCAATTCCGTACATACCTTGTCAAACTGGTTGCAGAAGTTGGCCATCTGGTCCGCGCTGTTCTCATCGCCGGTGATGACCTTATAGATTGGGTCAATGACGATGGCTATATAATTCCTCTTGGCCGCCCTCCGTATCAGCTTGGGCGCCAGCCTGTCCATTGGCACCGATTTGCCGCGCAGGTTCCAGATATCTATATTGGACAGGTTCTCGGGCTCCCAGCCGAGCGCCTGGTACACGTTCCTGAAGCGATGGAGGCAGCTTGCCCGGTCAAGCTCCAGGTTAACATACATGACCCTCCCCTGGGCGCACTCCCAACTGGCCCACTTCTCGCCTTCGGCGATGGCGCAGCACAATTCTATCAATGCGAATGACTTCCCAGCCTTGGATGGCCCGGCGACCAGCATCTTATGCCCTTGGCGCAGCACATTGCCTATGAGCGGCCGTGACAATGCCGGCAGGCTGTCCCACACGGTCTCTAGGCTTTCAGGATCCGGCAAGTCATCATTAATGCCCTCTATCCATTCAAACCATTCCTGCCAGGTCTCCTTGCCTATATTGGTGTCCACTAGGAACTGCTTGCTCCCATTCCTCATGACGCCCGGCATCCGTGAGAGCCTCGACGGGTTGCGGTTCTGGGTGTCTATCTTGAGGCCGTTCTTCTGGCACACGTCATATAGGCAGTCCACCCGCTTGCGGTATTCATCATAATTTGCGGCATCGACCCTCACTATGGCATGGAGGCTCTTCTTCCCGCTATGGACAAGGCAGGCCACTGGGAGCTCCAATTCGCGTATGATGGCGTTCTGCTTGTCAATGTCGATGGAGTCCGACTCCACCAGGGCATGCCTGAAATCTGAGACGTTCTCATTCTTGCAGCCCCTCCCATCAAGCGGGTTGAAGCGGATCCATGCACCCGCCTCGGGGCTGCAGTCGCCAAGCACCATGCCGATGTCGCCCCTGCAGGCGCTCAGCTGCTGGATCAGCTCCCCCGCCGTCCTGTCCCAATTCCCCTTTGACGGCAGGAATTTGCCGTCCCTTTCCCAGCTCCGGGTGACATACCCCACATTTTCAGTGGATTCAAAAAGAGCCTCCAGATACCAGATCAGCTCAGCGGCGGGGTTCCATGCATCCGGCGCGATCACCTCCCTGCCCTCCAGCCAGTTCTTGTCGACGACTATCAAATCCTCCCTGTCTGCCGAGATGGAATCATCCCAGTCCAATTCGTGCCCATGCCTTTTTGGCTCCCAGCCTTGGTCCCTCGCCATCTGGACGATGGAGCCCCCGGTCACAGGAGCTCCCGACCCGTTGAAGCTCCCCCACTTCCGGAAGCATTCGCCGGCACGGTGCCTAGGGTCGCTCCTGCTCCAGTCATCCCAATCAGAGGCTGTATAGCCTTCGTGCTTCAATGCCATGCCGACGTTCACCCATTCCTGGTAATCCAAGAGCGCAGGGTCTATATAAGGCAAGACTTCCATGATGTTGAATTGATTTTCCATAGATTATGCTCCTTTATACTTTTGGGGAATGATATCATGCGGTATGCGCCAACCATTGCCGGCTATCCTGTCAATAAGATTCTTTGCATTTTCAAATTTCCAGGTCCCGACATGCTGAAAGCCACGGCTCTCCAAAAACCTTATCTGTTTAGGTGTTGTCAAGCCTTCTTTACGCCGTTTATCCAATCTGTCCAATAGCTTTGCCGCTTTGCCGGCATTATCGATCTCATCCGGCAATATCCCCAGCCTCTCCAACGCCCCTACCTGCTTATCTGACGGCGGTGACATTTCCCAGCCGAATGCCGGCACGTATCCGGAGAGGTCCTCAGCCTGTATGCTCATTTCAAACTGCAACGGATCCACAAGCCTCCTCTTCCGATGCTTCATTTCCTGCAGCTGCTTAGCCAGGGCCTCCTCGATGTCAACTGGGCAGCCCGCTTCTTCAATATTCCTAGTCATTGCCTGCGCGACCTCTTCGTTCTCGCATATCAAGTGGGCGGGATGGCATAATTCATGTCTTTCTGTGTGCCATAAGAAATCCAACAATAATAAGTCTTCTTTGCCGGGGCACAGCCGGGTGCCGCGCCCGACCATCTGGCTGTACAGGCTCCTTATCTTCGTGGGGCGCAGGACGACGATGCAGTCAACCGACGGGCAGTCCCAGCCTTCCGTCAATAGCATGGAGTTGCATAGCACGTTGTACTTGCCCGAGTCGTAGCCCTCTAATATCTCAGCCCTGTCCGTGCTGCTGCCGTTGACTTCTGCCGCCCTGAATCCTTTTTCATTTAAGATGTCCCTGAACTTCCGGCTCGTCCTCACGAGCGGCAGGAATGCCACCGTCTTGCGGCTTAGGCAATGCTTCAGCATCTCATCGGCGATCTGGTATAAATACGGGTCTAGGGCGCTCCCCAAATCGGCGGCCTTGAAATCCCCGGCCTGTTGTCCAACGCCTGACAGATCCAGCTTCAAAGGGATCGTCAATGCCTTGATGGGGCTTAAGTATCCCTCTTTAATGGCCTTTGGCAGGGTATACTCATAAGCCAGCGATTCAAAATAGGAGCCGAGGTTTTTCATGTCGCCCCTGTCAGGCGTCGCGGTCACGCCGAGGACCTTTGCGTCTCCAAAATGCTGCAGCACCCGCTGGTAGCTGTCTGATATGCAGTGGTGGGCCTCATCCACGATGATGCTGCCAAAAAAATCCGGCGGGAACTGGCTGAGCCGCTTCTCCCTCATCAACGTCTGCACCGAGCCGACGACCACCCTGAACCAGCTGCCGATGCAGGTCTTCTCTGCTTTTTCAGTGGCACATCCCAATCCGGTGGATTGCGACAGCTTATCGGCGGCTTGGTCAAGGAGCTCGCCCCGGTGGGCAAGAATCAGCACCCTCTCCCCATTCCGCACGCAGTCCTCAACCACCTTGGAGAACACAATTGTCTTGCCGCAGCCCGTAGGGAGGACAAGGAGCGTCCTTTGGTGCCCCTTGCCCCATTCATCAAAAATAGACTCTTTGGCATTCTGCTGGTATGGCCGTAGTTCCATACCTAAAACCTCCCGGCCTCAAAGGCCTTCGCTTCCTTAGGGTAGAATTTTCTGATCTCATTATATGTCCGCTCCTCGCCGCCTTCAGGCGTGTACTTGCGGATGCCGATCCTTGCCCGCCCCGTGGAGCCGGGCACCAGGCTCCAGTTCATCAGCGCCTTCTCCCCCCTCCTCTTCTGGCCGATGCCGGCAAAGAATGCTGACAGCATGCCTTCTACATTTGTGTGCAGGAACAGGTTGTGATTGAACTGCGCGACCCCCTGCTCCGTCTCGACCCTGATCTTTATGATCGCCTTATTGCACGGGGGGATCTTCCCGCTCCCAGGGTGCCTGGCCCTCTCAAAGCTGACCGCCTCAAAATCATAATCCCCTTCCGGCAGCGTGATGTAATCGCTGCCATCCTTCTCTATCTCATCATCCCAGCCTAATTCCCTTCCCAATTCCATGTTATCCATTCCCTGATTCCTCCATTCATTTCGACATTACTTGAAAGGCACTTCATCCTTCAGGTCCTTAACCATCTGGTAGACCTGCCCCCACGCCCCCACCAATACGCCATTGATGAAGTCAGGGTCGTAGTTTTCAATCAGCGTGTCTTCCGTATAGTACCCCCGTTTAGCAACCGCCGCCTGTATGTCCCATACATCCACCTTGTTTTCAACCATCAGGTCCCTTAGGGCTTTGGGAACGGATTCCAGTTCTCTCGGCATGCTTTCCGGTGTCTTAGCTGGCGGAGGCACTTCTTTGTTCCTGTCAAATGGCAGTTCCAATTGTTCCCCACTATTTACTTGGTCGCCGGCTGCAGCCGGTTCTGCTTTTCCAGCCGCCGGGGCCGGCTTATCGGGCGCCAGTGGCTGTTCGTCGGGCTTTGCTGCCATGGTTTCTCCCCCGGCGTCTGACAGCTCACCCGCTTTAAACAGATGCGCTACGGCAGAGTAATCAAATGGCAGTTCAGGCGGCAAACCATGCCGGTTCTTTGCATCCCAGCAAGGGTGGTGCGAGGTGTGCATGACCCGCTTCCCCCCCTGCACCTTGTTCCTGCCCTTTTCAGCCCCCTGCCCATCAACATTGATGACGTGCGTCTTGTAATTGGCGAACAGGATCAGGTCCGCCCATTCCTTGAGCAGCGGCGCCGTCTGCTTCTGCAGCTTGAGCTCCCATCTGTCGTACTGCCCCATCTCATCAGGCTGCTCGAATTTCCTCATCTTCGCATGGGCCGTCAAGACGACATGGACCCCTTTTTCTATGAGCTCCTCCAGAAGGTTCAGGAGCCGCCCGAATTCTTCAGCAAGGTATATGTAGCCCTTGCCATACCCGAAATCCTCAATGCCGCCCTTTTGCCCCTTGGCGCATATCTCCGTCATGCAGAGCTGCTCGGCCCAGTCCGCCGTGTCGATGACTAAGGTTCCCAGCATCTCCGGGTTCGCCTTGAAATACTTGACCTGCTCCAGCACCATGGTCCAGCTGCTTGGCTTAGGCGTGCGGGCGACATCCATATGCTTGGTGCTCCCCTCCGTGTCTATGAATACAGGGTTGGGGAACTTTGAGGCGGTCGTCGACTTCCCGATGCCCTCGGGGCCATATATGACGACCTTCAGAGCGCTTGCGATCTTGCCCCTTGTGATCTGCATTAAAACTCACCCGCTTTCCATCTGCTTTCTTTTTGCGCCTCCTGAATGGAGCCTCCTTTGCCGACGGCATAGCCATCCTCAATGAGAATGGAGCATTCATCACCGGTGGAGACACGGGTCGCAATCGCCTGCAGCCCTTCTTGCTCAAGCCACTGGCCGAACTCCTTCAATGTGCCAAGGTCCATCTGCTCAAGCTTGTCCAGAAGCACAAATCCGCATTTGGGGTTGAGCTTCCTCACGATCGCAGTGGCCACCTTCAGCCGGTCGGAGCCGGACATGTTGTCCCATTTCTGATTATTGTAGATGAGGCCCCCATCCTCGATGGATAGCCCGGGCAGCGGCAGTTCGGCATTTGACAGCAGGTCGGTTCTCTGCTTCCTGATGCCTGTTATCTCTGTGGTCAGCTTATTATACTGGTCCTCATAGTTCAAGGCGTCCTCTTCCGCCTTGTCCTTGTCAAGGTTGGCCCTTACTTTCCTGTTGGTCTCTTCAATATCGGAAATACTCCTTTCAAGCTCTTCCGTTGACTCATCATGCAGGTCAGTGGCCGATCTTTTTGCAATCTCCAAATCGGCAAGAACCTCCGACTGCTTCCTTAGCAGCTCATCAAGCTGTTCCTGAACCCGGCCGGCTTGCGATTCAAGGCCATGCAGCCGCTCGCGCTTGCGCTGGTTCTCCCCATTCTTTGCAAGCAGCCCTTGCTGCTGCCTGATTAAATCCGATGCTGACACAGGCTCTTTGGGCGCATCAGGATAATAAGTCATTTCCTTAGCAAATTTCTTTTTTTGGTCCGCTATCTGGCCAATGGCCAGCCGGCGGCTATATAGCTCTTTTTCCTGCGTCTCAAGCCCTGCGAGCTTATCACCAACGCCAATGGTTTTAAGCAGCGTCTTGGCCTTTTCCTTGCCATTGGACTCCATGAACCGGGGCAGGTCTAGGGCAAGCTGCTCCACGAAGCTGTTAAGCAGCTGCTGGCCGCCTTTGCCCCCATCGGGGTCGATGACCTTCAGGTCGCTGTTCTTGCCTTTGCGCTCCACGATGAGCCCATTGCTCAATACGATATGCAGGTTGGGCGGGATGACGGACCCTTCCCTCCGCGCCTGTGACGGGCGGTGCTTGTCCCCGCCCAATGCCCAGGCTATGGCGTCAAGGACTGACGTCTTCCCCTGGTTGTTGTTGCCCCCGACGATGGTCAGCCCGTTTGCCGTCGGCTCGATCTTGACCGCCTTGACCCGTTTGACGTTTTCAATCTCCAGCTTATTGATTTTTATATTTGACAATTTACAATCCTCCATTCCTGTGCTACAATGGGCACATAATTATTATTTTTTAGTTTCCTGAACCCCTTGAAGTTGCCGCTTCGATGAGGGGTTCCTTCATTTTCCCAGCCCTTCCAGCCGCCTCTTGACCTCTTGGTAAAGCGCCCTGTCCCCTATGAGCCCCAGCTCGTTCAGCTGCTCCCATCTGGCGAGCTGCACGGCCTTCTCATGCCCCACGTATCTGGGCGAGCTTGCGAGGTCCTCCCTGGCCAGGAAATCTGCCGTCCACTTAACGACGTTGATAGCATGCTCCACGCCCTCGCTGTCCACCAGCACGCTTGTCCTTGGCTTCAGCCCGATCATCGCGCCTCCCCCCTTCCCTTGATCAGCCCCCTGATCTCCTCGATCTTCTGATGGACCGCCTGGGCATCGTCCAGGTCAGCGATGCAGTCTGAATCGTCGACCTCCTTCTTAAATTTCTGCAGGGCATCCATCATGCCTCCCCTTGTGTCATATTTCTGTAGGACCACCTGCTCGCCCTCCACGAATATCTCTATCGGGGCGCCTTCCCTTACGCCAAATGTACGACATATCTCCTTCGGTATGACGATCCTGCCTTGGGCGTCAATTCTCCTAACCATCCCTGTCGCTTTCATTGCTTGCCCTCCTTCCAATTTTTATTTTTTATGATCTCCAGTCCTGCTGCCGCTAAGATCCCCAGCCAGCATAAACACATGATGATGCAGCACATCTCCGGGGACACATGCCCCGCGCTGCAGGCCGCATAGATTGCCGGCACCCCCAGTATCAGGGTTGCTTGGATAAAGTTAAGAAACTTTCCCAACGTCCTTGCCCTCCATAAATTTTTGTAAGTCCCCCTTGCAGATTCGCCAGAGCTTGCCGAACCTGGTGCATGGTATTTCACTCTTCCTGCACATCTCCCTGACCCTTGTCGGCGTTAGCCCCAGCAGTCTGGCGGCGTACACTGGATCCATGATGACCGGAACGTCATCCCAATTCGTGATGGATCTTTGCTTCATGATAATGCCTCCCTTTCCTCATTTTATTTTTGTTGTGTATAGTTCTTACGAATACGACCATGTTTATTAATCAATGATAACGAGCACTATTGCTGGTTCATTGATCGTTACTTTAACATCTTTATAAGGTTCGGCAATAGTTGTCTCAACTCCCTTACCTTTCGAAAGCTCCTTAACTAATTCCACGGTTGAATATCTTACTAACTCATCCAACACGCTCGCCTCCCTTACCCCGCTTTGTCATTTTGTTGAATTTTGTCATATTTTGCGTTTACGTAACTTCTTTAGCAAAAAAAATCCTCTCCGGCTCTTCTATAGCAAGAAACTCACATAATTTGTGGATTTCCTCCCTATAAAAGTCACTTTCACCATTCATCTTTCGATATAATGTTGCTGGATTGATGTTTAAATAACCCGCTACT